TGATCGCTCACCGGTCGTTTTAGAAAGATATAGTAATTGTAATTTAGATCCGAATTCTTTAGATTATATCGCCAGACAAATTGGCGATAGATATGTAACGTTTAATAATAACGATAGACGCCTTGTAGAAAAAGGGATGTACAGAAATCGTTCGAAGTATATCCGCATTGAGATGAATACAGACGTTGATGCCGGCACAACCAATGAAGAGTATCTACCCTTTGGTATGTATGGCCCCGTTAAATATAAGAATTGGAGATATATTCAAGCCAACGCCGCGCTGGCGCCTCAAGTCGGCGATACGCACGAAGCTGCTGTCGCGAACACCTATGCAATGGCCCGCGGCGGCCATCTTGCCGGAAATGTTGGGGATATTACACAAAACGCACAAGGTATATTTATTTCGGGCTCGACCGGCCTCTTTACCGGCGGCAACATCAACGAAGCGGCTCTGACCGGTGACCAGCAGGCAAGATTCTTGTTTGTTTTTCCATCGGTTGCTTTAAGAGTGTCAGCATCGCAAGATAATCTTGCTAACCCGGCAGACGCCTTCTTTGGTGCTTGGACTGGTAGAGCTAAAACCAATTCAGTATTTAATCCCGGGATTAAAGATCTCGTTAAGCCATTGTCAGACGGCACATTATATGATACTCCCGGGCCCGCCAATGCGTCATATTTAAATTATATGTGGACATTTAGTTTGGATGAAGTTCGTGCCCGCACAGGATCTGTTGGCGTGGTGCATGATTTTACATATGTTTCTGGCAGCAGAGTCAACAACGCCGGCCCCACCAACAAGCACGTTTACGCCGCCACCAACAACTTTAGTACTGGCAGTTCGTACAGAGATATTTTGGATCTCGGCTGTGATTCATTCACTGCACTATTTTATGGTGGAACTGACGGATTTGACATTACAGAGAAGGAACCCCTTAGAAATACGCTATTAGCGGACAAAACTGAAAAATCACATTATACATTTAATACGATTAAAGAAGCGATTGATATCATTAAAGATCCTGAAGTTGCCGAATATAATCTTGTTTCAGTGCCGGGTGTAACTCACGAAGGCCTAACATACCACCTTTTACAGACAGTAGAAGACAGAGCTGATGCTCTTGCGGTTATTGACCTTAAGGGAGATTTCCAGCCAAATCACGAGGGCAACGATGGCAGAGCTTATGGTAGTGTAACTACAGTTATTAATAACCTCAAGGACCGCGCCATTAATTCAAGTTATGGTTGTGTGTACTATCCTTGGGTGCAAATTAGAGATACGCTTTATGGCAATCTTGTTTTTGTGCCGCCGTCTGTTGCCGCAATTGGCGCGATGTCATATACTGATAGAGTCAAAGCACCATGGTTTGCCCCAGCCGGCTTTAATCGCGGCGGCTTGACTTCTGGTGTTGCAGGCCTGCCTGTTATTAATGTGACGGACAAGCTTACATCAAAGGATCGTGATAAACTATATGACGCCAACATTAACCCAATTGCGTCTTTCCCGAACGAAGGTATTGTAATCTTTGGTCAAAAGACGCTACAGGTGACTCGCAGCGCCCTTGATAGAATTAATGTTCGAAGATTGTTGCTTTTTGTAAAAAAGGGCGTATCCGCAATCGCATCAGACATTCTGTTTGAGCCAAATGTACAAGAAACTTGGGATAGGTTCATCAACAGAGCTAATCCATTCTTGGCCGATGTTAAGGCGCGCTTTGGATTAACTGATTACAAATTGGTCTTAGACGAAACTACGACCACGCCTGATCTAATTGATCAGAACATTTTATACGCCAAGGTATTTCTTAAGCCCGCCCGGGCAATTGAATTTATTGCTGTTGACTTTATTATTACAAATACTGGCGCAGCGTTTGAGGACTAACAGGAGAGTGAGGAGAAAATAATGCCTAAAAAACCCGGCCCATTACCGCAGTGGCAATCTGCAAATATCGAACCCAAAAGAAAATATAAATTTATACTTTCGATGGGAGAAGTTCCAGCGTGGCTAGTAAAAACTACGGGCCGCCCCAAGCTAACTGTATCAGAGGGGGCGAAGCATCACTTTTTGGCTCACCAATTTAAATTCCCGGGCAGAGTTACTTGGACTGATATTGAAATTACCTTGGTAGATCCAATTGACCCGGACGTTTCGTTTGAAATGTTAAGAATAATTGAAAAAGCTGGATATGTACTGCCGTCAACGTGGACTATCGACAACGAAGGGTATAAGAAGAGTCTTTCAAAAAAGAATTTTATTAATGACAATCTAGGCAACATTGTTATTAAAACAGTTGATTCTGATGGCGCAGAAGTTGAAAGATGGACGTTGCATAACGCTTGGGTTAAATCAATTGATTATGACGATGCCAGCTACGATAGTGAAGAACTTATGCAAATCAAGGTAGGCCTTACCTATGACTGGGCCACACTTCAACTGGCAGATCAATAATAATTGGTTGAATAACTAATTATTATATAATGGCAGCGACTTCAGACATTAACAGACAACATACAGCAAGGTTGGATTCTGAAACCAAACCCGGTGAAGGCCTTTCAAAAAATCTTCATGAAGTTTTAACACAAGTACAACAAAAATATCGATGGTACTTGGTTATTAATGGTTTACACGCCGCTTTCATAGAAAGTGTAACTAGGCCGGGCTATAGAGTTGAAACTAAAGAATATAGATTGCTTGATTATCACTTTAAGCATCCAACAAATGTTAAATGGGAAGATGTTTCTTTTACAGTTAAAGAAATATTTTCATCAAATGTTGCAAATTCAGTTGGTGGCCTCTTTATGCAGAAACTTAAAGCCGCTTGGGCTCCACCGGATCAAATTGTGCCCGGGCAATATAGAGATTTAAGTAAATCCGCCTTAATAAATGCTCTGGGAACCATTATAATAAGATCAATCGACCCAGATGGTAAGACATACGAAGAGTGGGAACTAAAGCAGGCGTTTATAAAGGAAGTCAAATTTAGTGAATTATCATATGGCCAAGATGGCATGACTGATATACGCATTTCACTTTCATATGACTGGGCTGATTTAAAATATTTTGGACCAAAGTAAGAGGAAGATATGAAAGATGATTTTAATGCAGCACAACCCACAAACCAATTTATGTATACGCCGCCAATAGATTTAGTTGTTCTACCATCAGGTGGTAAATTTTATCCAGAAACTCATCCACTTTATAATAAAGCAGAGGTGGAAATTTATTATATGACCACCAAACAAGAAGATATTTTGTCTTCTGATGCGTATAATAAAGCAGGGACTGTCTTTGATAAGCTTGTTGAGAGCTTGTTGGTGGACAGAAGCATCCGCGTCGAATCACTTTTGTTGGGTGACAAAAATGCGATTGTTATAAATGCAAGAAAAAATGCGTATGGGAAAGATTACGCCATTAAAGCCGGATGCATCAGTTGTGCGGCAGACAAAGAGATGGTAATTGATTTAGACGAAGTTGAGCCAAAGGTTACCAGCTACGATGATGTAAAATTTACAGAAAATGGCACCTTTGTTTTAGTGATGCCAAAGCTAAATGCAGAAATTGAATTAAAACTTATGACCAGCCACGATGAAAAGGAAATCTCAAATCGAGCAACACAAAAAGCGAAACATAGTTTACCCGAAGAACCAGTCACTGATCGCTATCGTCAAATGATAGTTTCTGTCAACGGGGATAGTGGTTTTCAATATATTAATGATTTTATTAAGAATATGCCAATTGCCAGTTCGCTTTTTATGAAAAAGAGATATAACGAAATAGTACCCGATCTTGATTTTACATACGACTTCCTGTGTGAAGAGTGTGGATATCATAATCAAGGCGGTGTGCCCATAACGGGCGACTTTTTTTGGCCTGACATCTGAGTACACAAATGACGTATATCGTATGATTTTTCAAATGAAGCACCATGGAAATTGGGGGCTTCATGAAATATATGCCCTGCCTGTTAAATTAAGAGATTGGTATTTCCAACAGCTAGTTGATCATTTTAAAGAACAAAACAAAGCTGCATCCGGCCAATAGTTAACAAGTTTTTCCCTTATAATCTAATTATAGTATGGCGAACCCCAAATCCCAAGCAACGCGTGCAATTTCCCGAGCCATCGTGGATCCGACTGAAGGTAATATTAATAGAGCAAATGGCCTTATTGATTCTGTCGGCACCGGCGCCGCGTCCTTCACTGTGAAGGACGGCGACGGCTTCTCTCCGAGCAATGACTCCATCACTGCGTCAGCCTCCTCGAAACGTCCTTGATCGATGAGCCAGCGCGGTGACTCCGGGACATAGATCAAGCACATCGCAGCCTGGAAGAGAATGATCATCGCGGAGATCGCCTGTAGGTAACGCCAGGACAGCTGCAGCGACACCACGATCATGTAGGAGAACGGCGCCAGCAGTAATGTCTTGACATCCCAGCCGTAGCTCCACATCCGGACGCAGTATCTCGTGCGGTTCGCCGGCCCACACAGCTCAGCAGTCAGCGTAAACCCAGGGACTGTTGCCGTTGAGAACGCCAGACCGCTCACGGCCATCTGCAATGACAAGGAATCGGTCAGAGAAGGTCTATACATCAC